TCACGCAATCTGTTTTGTATTTCCATTGTGTTGGATCAATTATGAACGGTTGACCAGATACCATAATCTGAATAGGTCGGCGTTGGTATTTTGACGCCAGCTCGATAATTCGATTAAAGACTTTTCTTAGCCCCTCAGACAAGACTCTAGCAATTAGCTCTGTTCTCATCTGCGCCATATCACGAATGCCTACAAAGCCCGTAGCGGTCTTATTTAGCGCCTCAGTGTCTAAGCCCTGATTATACGAAGTAACGCCTGTACGGCGCTCTCTGACCGAATCAGCGTATTCTATAGCCCTTAGTATGCCCTCTATCTGTGAAACAGTGGGAATCGGCTCTGTAGAACCAGTTACAGGGCCGTTTGTATCGACATTGACCGCACCACCAGCAACAGGGGTCATTAGTTCGTCAGAATCCACATTGTTGTTATAGAGTAATCGCGTGAAGTTACCCGCATAGATGTTATTGTTGGCCTGTCTGACAAGTGTAGAGGTCCAGTATTGATGGTCTGCAATGAGCGAGGCCGGACACTCACCTATGGCTCTGTGTGGCATAGGAATAGGCGTTGCAGTTGCTAGGGGATGGCAATCAATCTTTTCCATCTCCAACAACTTACTCTCTCCACTCACGAAGAATATTTGGTAATACTCGGCTATTCCATCCTCGTCCACGTCGATATAAGCGTAGTACTCGCCAAGCTTAAACATATCCTGGGATTTGTCAGTAGTAGAGTTCTGATTGACTGGCCCGTTTAGGTTGTAGTTTCGCCTCTCTTCAACAAGATCACCGTCACTCTCATCACGGCCAAGATCCATGACCTTATCACGATCAAACCCCATTTGAAGTAATTCAGATCGAGTCTTAGCGGTTATCTGACCGTAGAAGGGCGGTTTATCAAAGTCTTTTGCTCTCTTACTTATTAAGACTTCGTTTGGTGGCGTTGGCTCAATCTTAATTCGTCCGGTTGAATTGGTTCTCATTCCATGAACGTTATAAACAACCGTCTCAGCCTCTACTACTTCACCATTAGGCAACTGAGTACCAACACCTACTGCTATTTCTTCAATGTCGTTTATCTCATAATTCTCATCACTCATCAGCTTAGACAGTTGAGTCTGAGTTAAACGCTCATAATCCTCACCATCCAAGAACTCCTCTGAGTCATCCCAGTACGTTTTTAGCGTTCCGGTATATTGTAGTAGGGCATCTTTACAATACGACAGTAGAAGGTGAACAGGATTGTGTTGAACGCCAAAAACCCAATTGGCAAACATGGTCTTCTGTTTGGCTTCCTCTTCAGACTCTTCTCTATTCGCTGTGAATTTGGCTATGTTTCTATTTTGCGTGAATAGACGCATCAATCCAGGGAGCATACCCTCCACAACGTCAAAAACATCGCTAGTAATAACCTGGCTTTGCCCTTCGATCTCATCGCCATAAGGTTGCCGGTTGTATCTATCTAAAAGTAATGCACGATTATTCTGAATGTCTGAACCTTCACCACTGTAACCAATAGCGTCTTTTTCTAGCGCTATGATTATGGTTTCTATCTGCTTTTCACTTAACATTATACGACATTAACCTTTGGTTTAACCTTTTTGCGTGGAGGCTTAGGTGGTTGGTAGGTTAGGGGAGCTATAGCTACAGCATCGGCACTGTGTGAACTCCAATCATGATTAGGGCCTAAACCTATTCTCCTGTCTTCATCAATCTTTTCGTGGTACCAAGCAAGAGATTTCATTCCTGCCTCACATTTAGAACTAAAACGCATACGGTTGAAATTATTCCGCATGATCTCAATCCTTGATTTAGCAGCACCTTTACCTTGATTCGGTACTACCTCAACATTGTAACCAGCTTTCCTAAACTCTGACTGATAACTAACATCATAAACCCGATCATTGGTTTCACCATCGTGAGGTAGCCATATTTGAGCCCTATCTGGCGTGTAGCCTTGCTTCCTCATCCAATCCAGATGAGCGCCTATTGGCTGTCCCTGGACTTCGTAATGATTTATATAGTTGATCCAATCACCGCTAAACTGAGCAGCCCAGAAAACAAAATTGTCCGCTCTCGCTCCGGTTCCCCCGATATCAGCAAGCAAACGAACAGTTAATAAAGGATCTTCTGGAATTTCTATACCCCATCGGCCCTCTTCTTTGGCTTTTATAATGTTATCAGTGTAGTAAGCCGATTCTTTAACTTCCAAATACCCACCTTCCCATACATGATCATAACTATGCGAGCGCTTTTCTTTATCCTCTAGGCGCTCTTCTTCTAATGTATCATTCCACCAAGGATTGTCTTTCCAGTTTATTTCTACAATCTTTGAGTTCTTTGGTGGGTCTTTTCTGAATCGGTTATCAGTAGCAGAGCCATCAACTTCAGGGTTCCAAGTTACCCATATTTCCGAACCTTGCTCCCTTACAGTAGGCGTTACTTTTCTCCAACACAACTCGCTTACTGGATCGGCTTCATCGACCCACAATATTAATATTCTGGCCTTTGATTTAATCGAATCAATATTCTTTCTTAATCCCTGGAAAGAAAAATCAACTCTCCCCGATCCAGTTTTAGTTCTTATATATTTTTCGCCTACATCAAAATGCGGTCTTAGCCATTCAGTTGATTCAATGGCATATTTAACCTCAGCAAAGCTACTTTCCTCTAGTGAGTTTTGATATTCTCTACCACAAAGGATAACACCGCTAACCCCAGCTTGAGCAAACATATAAGCCCTAACCGCTGCCATCTTGGCAAAGCTTTTTGTTTTCGCTGAACCCCTTCCACCATAAGCGCCTCTGTATCTAGCATTACCAGCAAAAACAGGTATTAGTTTTGGAGGTAGCTCAATCTTCGCTTTCAATATCTGGAGCAACTAATTCTATATTGGTTATTCTTACCGGCCCACCATCAGGCGAGCTAATCGTATTATCTCTCCTATCCTTCCATTCTTCAGGCGCTCTGTTTTTCAGATAGAATATCTGAGCCGTAGTATCGCCGCCTTTTGCTTTATCAAAAAGAGCATTGGTTATAACAGCCAACCCTTTATCTTTTCCCTTTTTTATAGCTTCTGATAACTCTGAATAAATCTTTTTCTTTCTGCATAAAGTGTCTTGACACCAACCTATAACATTACAAATCTGTTTTTCTGTAAGCCCTTGAGCCGCAAGGGTTTCAATCTTTTGAAGTAGCTCAGGAGTTACTTTGTATGGAGGTCTAGCCATTATGCAGCTTCCCTTTTTGATTTCAATTCTTGATACGTTTCGCCAGTGCTTTCTAGTGTTGCCTGCTTGCCTGTGAAATCTTGCCAACGTTTTATTATTACGTCACAGTATTTTTCGTCTAGCTCCATCATAAAACACTTTCTGTTATTTTTTTCGCAGGCTATTAGGGTGGAGCCGCTGCCCCCAAATAAATCCAATATATTTGACCCTATTTTAGATGAATTTTTTATTGCCTCTTCTGGTATAAATAATGGCTTTTGTGTTGGGTGTTTATTTTTTGACTTGTCATAGCCTCCAAAGTCCCAAACAGTTGTTTTAGTTCTGTCATCAGTAAAGTATGGCTTACCTTTTACGCCAAGCAAACATGGCTCATGCGCCCATTGATACCTTCCCCTTCCTAAAAGCATAGGTTTTTTCCATATTATTTGCTGGGTATAATTAAACCCTGCGTCTACCATTGCTCTTGTAAAATTTACATGCTCTGAGCTAGTATGCCAAATATAAGCGCTAGAATCGTCTTTTAAAAAACAAAAAGCGCAGGAATAAAACTGAGATAGGAACTCATAAAATTCTTCAGAATCCATGTTATCATTTTCAATTTTTCCTAAATTCTTTTTAGGGGGGTTCGGTCTACTTGAGTTTGAATAATTAACATTGTATGGTGGATCAGTATGCAATAAATCAGCTTTCTTGCCATCCATCAACTTCTCAACGTCATCAATAAGCGTTGAATCTCCACACATCAACCTATGATCCCCAAGCAGCCAAACATCACCCTTAACCGTAACAGGTATCTCTGGAACATCTGGCACCTCATCCTCATCAGTTAACCCTTCTACAGGCTCACAATCAGCAAGTAAATCATCAATAAAATCTTGCTCAAACCCCAATAAATCAGTATCAAAGTCCAGCTCAATTAGGTTGTCAACCTCAAGTTTCAGCTTGTCCAGGTCCCAACCAGCATTAAGCGCTAACTGGTTATCAGCAATCACATAAGCTTTCTTCTGCGCCTCTGTAAGCCCCTCTGCACGAACAAAGGGCACTTGCTCCAGTCCTAGCTTCTTAGCCGCCATAACGCGACCATGGCCGGCTATGAGGCCGTTATCCTCGTCTATGATTACAGGGTTGAGAAATCCAAACTCTTTTATGCTTGCCGCTATCTGATTAACTTGGTCTTCAGAATGAGTTCTCGAATTGTTAATATAAGGTATTAATTTATCTAATTTTATCAAGCATAAACTCCTTTAAAAGGTTGGCTTAAATTACTTTGTTAACTCTTCAATCTGTCCTTTAACAGAATTTAAAAACTCCATTTTTCTATCGTACTCTTCCTTTAATGAAGCAATACGCTCCTTACTTCTGTTAGGTTTTTCCATGGCTAACTTTAAACGTTCACAACGTCTTATAGCTCTTTCAATTTGGTGCTGTACTTTTGGATTAATAGCCGCTTTCATAATTTACGCCTGATTCAATGAAGTTATGCCGGATGCGTTCCAACTAATAGTTAAATCACCAGTTGTTAAGTCTAGGGAAGAACCGAAGTCAACATACCCTAGGCAGTTTTTGCCTGTTGCCGTATCATTGTAAATAATACCCCATCTTGCATTTGTTGGATTTGACGCATTTTGTGAAGTAGTGGGCGGGTCATCAGCATCAAATACAGCCGCGCCTCCGCTCAAAGTTACTGAAGGATTAGCAGCAGTAGGGCCACCAGTAGTATAATTACCCCCTGGGGTTACTTCTTCAGAAGAAAAGTTGGTAGTCCCACCTGCTCCCCATCTCGGATCAGCCGTTGTTGTGGCTGGCGTAGTGGTTCCAATAGTAAAGCCTACTTTTATAGTATCTGTTTCAAGATTGTGTATTTTCTCTTGTACATCTACAAGGAATTGGTCAAAAAAGACCACGTCACCCTGAGCCATTTTTATTCACCTCTATTGAATGGTCCAACTTGAAGAATCATTTGTTTGGGCTGTCCATGTACTTGAATCATTCGCCTGAACAATCCATATAGAGCCCGTATATGTAATTGAAGAATTAAAATCTGTTAACGCCAAACTTTCCAAAGTGGCTGATATGTTAAAATCTCCAGCAACAAAGTCAACCGTTGCATTATTGTCTGTTAACTCAAGAGACTCTAAAGAACAGTTAACTGGGAAATCTAAATCTGTATTTGATCGGAACTCTGTCAGTGTCAGAGTTTCTAAGTTTGCTGCTATAGCAAAGTCTAAGTCTGTATCAGACTGGAATTCTGTTAAGGTCAATGACTCTTGATTACAGCTAACAGTAACACCTAAGCTTACGTTTGCATTATTTTCTGTTAAAGTCAGACTTTCAAGAGTGCCAGATATTGTAAAATCTAGGTATGTATAACTCTGGAACTCAGTTAAAGTAAGGGCC